TAGATTGAGGATTGAGATAGTCTGCCTCATCTAAAATAATAACCTTTCCAAATTCTGCATCATCACTGGCGCTAAAACTTACAGTCGATGCATAGTTTCTAATCTTAGTTCTAAGAGTGTCGATGTTTCCATCTTCAGAACCATTCACTAATATGTAGTCAACATTAAGTTCTTCACACAACGCCCTTGCAACAGTCGTTTTACCGATGCCAGGCCCTCCTGCAAGGAGTAGGTTAGGAAGACTACCGTTTTCTATAAACTCTTTGAAGGACGCCTTTAGGTCGTCCGGCAAGATACATTCGTCAATGGTTTTAGGGCGATATGACTCTACCCATAGATAATTCTCAGAACCCATTATCACTCTCCGTAAACAGAATCTTGTTCAAGTGTAATCCAATACTGAATGGGAAGTTTCTGATGACGGAAAGTAGAGATTTTATTCTTAGAAATACTTACAGAATAATCACCTTCGATAAGTTTCAAGTTCTCAGACTTGAAAAACATTCTAAAGTTTTTATCGCTCACACCAACTGGTTCTTTTGCAACATTAGAGGTGTCATCTTTCTTGTCTAATGCACACAAGAATACCTTTTCATCATCACCAGTTTCCAAAGAAAAATCTGGAAGTCCACTTATAGATGCAACTTTATTGATTGTAGAAAGTGTTGCACTAGGAATACTAACATCAATATCCCATGTTGGAGATGGTTTAGAGCCTGATGGATTGTTTTCTGACCCATCTAGTTCAAATGTATTTTCTGTATATACAATAATAGACGGTTCTGCAGCATAGAACTTATAACTCTTTTCGCCATTATACATCATCACTTGCTTTTCTTGAAATTCAATTTCTGGGTATACTGACAACAGATTTAAAAACTTCGTCAAATCATAGATACAAAAATCTACTGGAAATTCTTCAGTCACATCTGCAGCTGCAAGGATATTTCGCATCACGGAAATAGTCGAAATTCGATTACCTTTTTTAAGATAAACCGACTGATTAATAGTAGAATAATTTTTTAGAATATTCTGGGTTGTTTCACTCAATCTCATTTTTAGTTTCTCCATATGTTTTATCATGATTAAATAAAGCTAGTATACCATAATGAATGATTTTCATCAAGTCTTTTCTGTAATCTTCTGGCGTTTCGCCTTTTTTTCCATATCGATTGGAATATTTGTCAATATTTCCCATACAGAATCCTTCACCATGACCACGGGCCATGATTACTTCTGTAGACTGGAAAGTATTTTCAGAATAATGTCCTTCATATGTTTTGTCAATGTATGCCCGAATTTCTTCGAGCAATACATCTTCGTTGAATTTATAATCTATCAAAATGGTTCCTCATTGAATAGTTCATCATCATTAGTTCCCATGTTTGCGACATCTTCACCACCGTTAATCTTGGTGAATAGGTCAACAAAGGATGACTTTGTATCTTCATCAAAACGATTTGTACAAAGTTCTACTGCCTTGAACACATCACCAAAGATTGAATATGTCTCGACAATGTGGACTAGACGGCGAGTAGAAATAATTTCATCGATACCACCTTCTTCAAAGGTTCGGCGAATTGCAGAAGCCCAAGTAGTAAGGTCTTCGATAATTTTTGTTTCTTCAGAACCTACCTTACCAAAGGAAGTAAGATGGTTTGTAAGAATTTTCTTCTCTACTGGTTGAGTAGGATACTCCTGTTCAAAGGTCACTTTGAATCGTTCCAAGAACGCCTCATTCAGAACGTTAGTACCGATAAACCGACCATCATCAGAACCTTTACCTTTTGTGTTTGCAGTTGCGATAACTGTAAACCCAGGCGCAGGGCGAACCATGCGGTTATCTTTCTTTAGGTAAACTCCCTTACCATCAATGATAGATTGTAGACACATAATCTTGTTTGATGCAAGGTCAATTTCATCAAGAATAAGAACAGCACCACGTTCCATTGCATCAACAACAGGGCCTTGCGAAAAGACTACATTACCATCAACAAGGGTTTTATCCCCCAACAAATCTGATTCATCAGTTTCGATAGTAATTGGAACAGTAATACATTCACGTTTCAGTTGGGCGCAAAGTTGTTGAGAACCGTAGGTTTTACCATTTCCAGAAAGTCCAGTAATGAAAACAGGATAAAAGATTTGTGATGAAAGAATCTTTTTCATATCATTGTAGAACCCAAACTTAACAAAGTTTGGATCTTTTTCTGGAACCAATGATTCTGTATGACGTTCTGGCATCGATACTGCCGACTTTTTTGTTTTTGTAATAGGGACAACGTTGCCTGTAATCATGTTGAACACATTACTTACATTATAGGAACCATGTCCTTGACGGTTTTGTGTTTTGCATAGCCATTGGGGAGTTGCCTCACCAAAACCTTCTGCTTCTGCAAGGATGTCTTTTTTACGGACAACACTACCATACTTGGTTTGGAGTTTTGAAAGGAACTCTACCTTTTTGTCTTTATTCCACATTATATATTCTCCACAGGGAAGGTTTCACAAATCATCATTTCAAGTATATAATACCAAAAACTACTAGGGTTGTCAATAGTTTTTGGCATTTATTTCACCAAATCAACAAATTTATTTAAAAGTTGGCGACTGGTTTTTTTCTTGGATTGGAATTTTGCAAACTGTTTTGCAATTTTTGCGTTAGTCATATCATCACGAACTTCCAATTCATCTTCACTGCCTTGATTACGCATATCAAGAATGTAATACTCATCATATCCGCACTTAGTAGCTGTCAAGAAACCCTTGGTACGAGACTCTTTTAAGTATGATGAAACAGCAGTCCAATCATTTTGTTTATCCATATAGTTATAGATAGCGCTTTTCAAATCTCGAATATTGTTCACAACATAAAACCCAATAGAAGCGGCACTATGTTTATTTTTCATATAATCCAAATATGCATCAGTCTGACTATGTTTTTTTGTATCATAAGAAAAGAATGTTCCTGTATTCTTATCCTTTACAAAAACTAAGGTGGATTTGTGAGTGCGGCGCCAGCTGAATATATTATGAGAGATATATCTATGTCCGTCAGAAGATTCGGCGACTTGTTCAAAATGATCTCCTGCCTCACCATCTGTCAAAACTACAAAACTCATTTTTTGCACCGAGTTTTCTTTACGAAACCGTTCTACTACTCTATCCAGAATAATTAAAGAATCGTTAAGAGGAGTTCCCCCCATACGGTATTGTTCCAGTTCATAAGTCACGCCGTATATACAGTATACATTCGCATATGCAAGATTGATATATTGGCGACATGCCTCATAGAAATCTGATTTTTTCATTTTATGAGACAACATGCAGTGAAGTTTTACATTTTGGGATAAAACATGATCTCCTACTTCTAGAGAATCCAAGATTGCATGTTTATCACCTCTAGAACGATTTTGATCACTGAAGTTGTAAACCTCAAAAGGAATTCCAACTCGGCGACAGAATGTTGCAAGAATAATTGTCTGTTCTACTGTTTTAACCAATTGACGATGCATAGAACCTGACCAGTCAACAAGCATAACCATACCATGGTTTTTACCTTCTGGAATGACACTTTTCTTTTTAAAGATATCGTCATTCAGTTGGAAACTCCAGAGTTTGTTAGAGTTGATATTACCAGACTTTGCAATATAACTTTTCGCATACTCATCAGCAGATTTCTTCATTTCAAATTCTTTTACAAGATAAGAAATTGTTTTATTATGTTTTGCAAGAAGATTAGTGTACGAGTTTGTCCAATGGTTCTTCATTTTTTCAGTTGCAATCAAACTCATATCTAACTTCTTTGCAAGATCATCACGAACTTCAGTCCACTGAATAATATAATCATTTACATTGAATTTTGGAATATCAAGATATGTGATAGTTGCTTCATGATCTATCAATTCTTTAAGTGCATCTGCAAGGTCGGTTGCTGTCTTAGAAACAAACTCACTATCATTAAGTCCAGAACCACCTTCCTTACCACCAATAGATGTTTTGGAAGTTTTTTCACTGGCTGATGGAGAACCACTGTTTGCAGAAACTTTCTCTTCTGAAGAAGAGTCAGAACCCTCATCATCACTTTCATTTTCTGAATTTTTTTCTTGACTAGCATCACCACTACCGTCAGTATCTTCAATCTCTTCAGAACTATCAGAAGAAGTATCAATACTTTGTTCATCTGGATTTTCTTCTGCATCAGATGGTGCAAAAGAACTTTGCATCTGATTTTCTTTTTCTTTTTTTACTTTTTCAGAAATGAAATTAAAGATTTCTTCTGAAACATCAGCAACTTCCGCAAATGTTTCGGTTTCGGCAACCATCTTTACATATGAGAGTT